TTTTGTAATCAAAGTACGTGTTGTATTTATTTTCCATCACATCCTCCTATTGTTTTATTGGTTGGGGGTTTTCTCTAAGCCATGCGGCATGGCCATCTGGAGCTAGTGCTTTCTCCAATCCTGTTTGTGCCAGATACAATTCTGCTGCGCGGCGTAATATTTCTGATCTCGTTACGTTTTGCTCTGATGCTACCTCGCTTAGTCGTGCTACTAATCCTTCACTCATCTGTGCGCTAATCCATTTTTTAGTATTCATGTTAGGGATTATACATAGTTGACAAGCAGTTGTCAAGTACATTAAAAGAAACACCAGGTGGGGTTGCCACCTGGTGTCTGAGGATTAGGGGTGCTGTTTGTGGAAAGGTGTATCAAGCCTTAAGGAGGTCGCACCCCTGTTGTGTGAAGTTCTTCTATTGTACCACAGCTTCTATGACGTGTACAAATTGCTGTGGAGCTTTCATGTCTAACGCCATTATAAACTCTAACATTTGTTCTTTGCCGTATCGCTGAACGAATATTGGTGCGAGCTTCTCGGTCATAGCCCTCGTCTGGCCGTGAGCCATGTGACAGGCATGATGTAACAGCGAGCAGTTGCGCTCGTCAAAGATACGCTTATCCCTACGCAGCACAGAACGTTTGATTAACCATTCGTGCATGTCACCTTCTCCCACTAACGGGCGATCACACCAGTCACAGTCAAATCGTATTTCTATTAGCTTTTCTTTTAGGGTATTGCGGTTAGTTATCGTTACAGACAACCTCTGCGCCACAGTTTTCACATCGTATGTGACACACGTTAGGTACTTCTGATCCACACCTGTCGCACTGTCGTGTTGTGATTGTTTCTTCCATTTGGGGATGATACTTTAGAGTGGGTTTAGTGTAAAGAGGTACAACCTTAAAACTTCAATTCATGGAGATAAAACCTAGCCGATACTTCTCGCACTCCTGCAAATGCTTCATGCCCATTGTGATAACATCGAGCGGACCACCTGCCGAATAGAACGGGGGATAACCTCTGTTTATATAGCCATCAGGCTCATCGTATTGTTCACCTTCATCAAGAAACAAGATGTCTCCTAACATATCTACTGCAATGTAGTACCACATCAGTCCGTGGGTATTGCTTGGTACTGTACATTCACAGTATTCTCGGTTAGGTTATCGTTGTATAGCCTGAGCCAGTAGCCTCCCATTGCTGGTACTCCAAACCCTCTCATGCTAGACCAGCTGTTACCATCCTCTATGTCAGACACATAGCAACCTGTCTGGAGATAGATACGTTCTTGGTCAGTCATTATCCTGCCGTGATTAGATATAGTTTCTACAGGCATTGACATACTGAACCTATTATGTATATGCCCACGCACCATGATGTCAGCATTGGGCCACATGACTGCCGAGCGATTACTCTGGATCGCACCCTTGGTTACAGGTGCATTGCCTCCCACACCGTGGTGATACTTCAGGTTGATAGTCTTACGCCTACCACCATTAGCGTACTTCATTTTGAATTGTATCCAACCCGTGTATGGTCCTACTGTCGGAGCAGTACCTGTCTTTGCTTTGAGATGAGTAGCTACAATCGTGAGTGGAGATATTTCGTGGTATCGTTGGTAAGAATGCTCGTGATTTCCAAGAGAGAGCAGGGCTATGTTATCAACATAAGGTGCTAGAAAATCTGCGGCATCCTCACATACATTGCCGAGGTAGTCATCACTACCGGCATACTCTGCACGCAGCTCATGCTTGGCACTTCTTCTATCGAACTTGCCACCCATAAGGTCAAGTAAATCCCCGAATATAAAAACAGGTGCGTTACGCACCCTTGCTTGTTCCAAATGTTTACGAACTAGTTTTCTGTTACACCCTCTAGCATCAAAATGTATATCACTAATCAATAGGAAGTATTGTTCCCATTGTGCCGTGTATTCTAGGCGTGTGAAATAACAGCCTGGCGAAACAGACGCTTCTAATTTAGGTAGGCTTACCATCTATAGATTATGTTTCTGAAAATACTCTGAATACTATCATCACTATACCCCCTACTACCATCCAGATCAACTTCATTAGCCACGCTAAGTTAGTTTCTACAGAGGCCATACGTTGTGACATTTTTCCAAACTCATCTTCAAGCTCGTCCAGTGAAGATGCCATCCGTTCACTAGAGTGGTTAAGAACCTTAACGTGCTGACGTATCCTATCGAGCGCAGCCTCAAGTTTGAAGTCCATCTCTCTGTCCAACTAGTGTTGCAATATCCGAGCCATGCCATGTCTCATGTTGAAATCCACTACTGGCTGTACTCAAGAATGAGTAGGCTGAGTGTACGTTGTTCAAGCTCTTATAATAATCTACGTACTGTAATCCCTTTGCATGTTTAGTTACATCGGGTGATGGGTTACTAAACTCAGTAATCATAATAGGTTTGTTCTTGCTGTAGTATCGTTTGTACCATTGCCCGTTGTCTTCTGAATAAATCTGGTCCCCTGTAACCCAGTAGCAATGCGCACAAATAAAGTCCGCTTCGTTCACCGCCACCCAACTCTCGTTGAAGAAACGGATAGGATCGTAGCGTACTCCAGATATGTAATGCCCAGGAGATAAGCCTGGATAACCAAACTGTGCCTCTGGCATCATCTGTCTTAGCTGTGTTACAACTTCTAAGAACCATGTACCAAACTCTGCTCCATCTTTCCAGACATCCCACATACCTTCTGCGGAATCATCTATCTTTAGGTTAGGCTCATTGTGTACCTCGAAGTGCCTAACCCCTGCATGATACCATTTTACGGCATCTTGTGCTACCGCATCAAGGAACTGTTGTGGTCGGCTTGAGTCCTTGTTTACCTTAGCAAATAACCTAATTAGTATGAACATATCAGGATTGATGTCCTGAAGGACCTTGACTGTGTCAGCACTCTCGTTAGACAAACCCTTGTATGCTTCTATCTTAGCTTCTTTTATTAGCTCAATTGTCTCTGGCAGTATAGGATTACCCCAAGAGCCATCAGCACTACCGTGTAAACCTACCTTTGCTTGGCTCACAGACGGCTCTGGTGCAACGGGACTATCTTTTGGGTGATGAAGTAGTTGCATTGTGCCATAATTCGTTAGAAACCATTGTGTTAGTTTGGCAGGTTGACGCTCTGGGTGTACTACTACTACTTTTCGTTTGTCTAAATCACCGATCCCAGCATCATCTGCACTGAAACCTATGGTAGCTTTCTGCTTATAGGCTTCCCCAGCAATCTCCATGAACTCTGACTTACTAGCGTCTGGTGGCATCAACCAATAAGTGCGCTCGTATTGTACCCGTGGCTCACCCCTCACTTGAGTATCCACCACCACAGGTCTGGGTCGCCATAGTAGTTCTGCTTCTGCTGTTCTTCGTCTGGTGAGGGCTGGGAGTTGCTTACCTCCAGCGTGGTCGTAGCGTCTAAGCATGTCCGCAGCAGCTTCAAAATCCCCCGTGTTACATACTTTAATAATACGGCTAATGCCTGTAACCCCAAGGTTATAAGCTGCCGATAGAAGAGCTGTCTCTTGGTCGGGTGATAATGGAATGTGGAGTACATCTGAGAGGCTTTTGGCGTACTTCTGGAGGTCGCCTTGGAGTTTCCTTGCTGCTTGTTCCTCGGTGATTGTTTGTCCTTCATAGCTGATGCTTCCATAGCCTATACTCCACTGATGGTAATCCCAATAGGAACTTAGACGTATCCCTTCAAAGCGTTTGACAAACTCAACTGTTTCATTACTTACCTCGACTGTGCTTGCCATTCTTCATGTAGGTCTTCACGCAAAGTATCGCATAACTCTGCCATGTTTTCTACTGGTCCATAGATTACATCGGTTAGGAAACACACATGCGCCTTGTTGTATTCAGCGATGTTTTTGACTTGTTGTGTCTGTATTGTGTTCCATGCAATAAGGATACACGCACTCAAGAGGATACCCACAAACACAAAGTCCATAAGATTGAGGTCCTGCTTCTTTTTTTCGCTCATCTTTGGTTATCCGCTGGGCTGATCGGGCCATTCTACGTCCTCCGCACTATCAAAATCTTGTGGTATATCTCTTAGTTCTTGTCGATATGCTTCCCAATCGGATTTATCCTCTAACGGATAGTCAGGCATTAGGATATGGTCACTATCAGATAGCAAACTGTCACGTTCAACACGTACATCCTGCCAGTCAAAGTCATCTTGAGCTTGCACTAATCCTGCTTCCAAACTAGCTTTGCTTGGTTTACTATACTGGTCATCATGGATAACAAGATTGCTGTACACTTTATCTTTACTATCTGACCAGCCGAACCATTGCCCTTTGTGGAGCTTTACTAATACATCCTCGATATGGTCTGGTCTGCTTGTTAGCTCATCCATTATGTGTCTCCTAATCTTACAAATGTCATGTGAGTATAGTTGTAGCCTGTGTTGCCTTTACAGGTTGCGCTATCATCCTCGGTCTTGACCTGAAACTGAACCTTAACATTAGAGGTACTGGTCACGTCCACTACAAACTCGGAGGATGGATTTCCATAATCTGAGCCACCAGTACCGCTTCTGGCATAGGTGGCTCTGTTATAGGTGCTGTTATCTGTTGTTACCCATATTGACGAATCGGTATAGGTGGAAGCACTTGTATAATTATATAACGCGTCAAATTTAACAAGCCAATAACCAGTCGATGGGAATGTAAAGTTACCACTACTTTCGGTCATGCTACTTCCTAGTATTCCAAACCCTGCCGGTGCATCCACTTCCTCTAGGTTACTTGCGATTGGAGCGGCATCGC